AGGTTTCTTGGAGGTTCCAACACAATCTAGACTTTCAATCCTTGCCGCTTGTGAAAATCCACATAGCATCACAAAATTTGAATATTCAGGTGAAATTTGGCCTTTACCACAAACAGGTCAAATGTGGTTGGAATATGAATTACTTCTAAATCCTGAATTTCCTGGTGTATATTGTATCTCCACATCATACAGACAAGAAGCAAACCCAATCCCTGGTCGTCACGACTTAATCTTCCCTATGTTCGAAGTTGAAACAAAAGGAACTAAAGAAGATATGGTTAAACTTCAAGCGGAAATGTTAGAATATTTGGGATTTGATATTCCAATAGTTGTAGATTATAATGAACTTTGTGAAAAATACGGAACTGAAATCCTTGAAGCTGAACACGAAACAAAAATGTGGAATGAAATCGGTGATTCTATCTCACTTCAAAACTTCCCATTGAGAACAAATCCTTTTTGGAATATGCAAAAGGGTGAAGGTGACAAATTCCAAAAGGTTGATGTTATCCTTTTCGGTCAAGAAACAATCGGTTCTGCTGAAAGAAGTTGTGATAAAGAAAGTATGAAAGAAATGTTCTACACAATCGAAGGTGGGAACTACTCAGCAAAACTTTTTGAATTATTTGGTAAGGAAAGAGTAGAAAAAGAATTGGAACATTTCTTATCTTTGGATTTCTTCCCAAGATTTGGATGGGGTTGTGGCCTTACAAGATTGGCAAGAGCTTATGAATTGAATCTTACAAAAAAACTTACTGAAGCAATCATTTAATTATGGCGAAAAAACTAAACCCTGAACCTCAAATGACACAAGATACCAAATCAGAAGTTGTTATAGACCACGGAGATATCATCCAAATATGGAAATATGACAAAAAATTGGGTAGAAATGCCTATGAAGTGGAAAATGTTTATAAAGGGGAAGCTAAGTTTAGTAAATTAAAAAAGGGGTCGAAATAGACCCCCTTTTTTTTATTCTTTTTCCTCTTTTCCTGAGTATTTAACCCCCATTATTGTACCGATTATACTAAATGCGTTAGTTAATAATATACCTAACATATTTGACCAAGTAGAACCAATCATTTGTGTATCTTTGTTTATTACTAAAGCCAAAATATACATAAATGTGGTTATAATACCGATAGATATAATAACACCTAATGCAATTCTCACGATGTTACCAATTAATTCGGTTTGTTTTTTCTTTTGTAGAACATCCAAATCATTAACCGCTGCAGTTTTGGCTTCTTCTGCTTGGATTCTTGCTAATTCTGACTTGGCCATCTCTTGTTGAAGTTCCACACTCATTCTTTGGTTGTCTTGTTGCCAAGCAAGTAACTCTCTATTTTGAACTTCGAAAGTCATTTTTGCCTCCTCAACCTCTTTCAAAGAAACTTGGAGTTCATCCATTATTCTTTGATTTTCAGTATTGAGTTCAATTAGTTCTTTGTTCTTTTCCTGAACTTGTTTTGTTATTTCTAACCTTTTTTTTCTTGTTTCTTTATCTTTATCCTTACAATTCTCAACATATTTAGCAAAATCAGGGTCATCTGAAGAGTCAATAATCTTCAAAATATTACCTTCTAAACCAATATTTTTCTTTTCGAGTAATTCTATTAACTCTTGTTTTGTTTCCTTATTAAATTTCATTATTTATACACCTTAAATGAGGCAGTTCTTTTTTTATAGCCTTCATAATCTTTTTTGAATTCTTCTAATCTAGGTTCGATATCATCAGATTTTATAATCCAAAATTGTGCGCCAGCTTGAACAGCTTTAGCTTGTTCTTCAGGTTCATTAGATGAGGATATAATCCCTATAACCACATTATTACCATACTCAAAGTTAATCTTTCTAATCAATTCTATACCATCAAAGGAAGAACCAATTATATTTAAATCAACAAATACACACTCAGGTCTATCTGAATAATCACCACCCAACCATTTTTGAAAAAGTTTAGCGGCTTCATCAGAACTATTCAATGATTTTAGTGATAAACTAATATCTAATAAAGAACAAGCGTCTTCAAAAACTAAATGGAACAAGTCCTCATCATCTACCAACATTAACGAATCAATCATTTTTTGTTTTTTTTTTATTTTATGTTTATTTTCATTTTAGTACCAATATCATTTTTTTCACATGTAATTTCAAATCCGTGTTCTTCTAAAATTGCAACACAAATATTTAACCCTAATCCTGTACCACTCTCTTTTTGTCCTTCTTTTCTTGTATATGGTTTTGATAAATGGTCGAAATCTTGTTGAGTGATTCCTCTACCATTATCTTGTATTATTAACAAATCCCCCTCCATAAATATTTTAACAAATTTCGTATCAGAATCGTTATATTTCAAACCATTTCTTATCAGATTATCAATTGATGTACAAAACAATGACTCATTCACATCTTTAGTTATTAATTCCTCGATATGAACCTGACTTTTGTATGAGGTTGTTGTTAAGTAACTTTCTAAAATACTTTTTAGATTACATTCTGTTTTATTTAATACAACATCTTTTTTTACTAAGTTTGTAAATTCATAAACACCTTTATAAACTTTTTGAGCATGGCTCAACCCATCTTTAATCATTTTAAATGGTGCTGTTATTTTTAACTCCTCTATTTGTTCAATAGTTAATCTTCGTTCTAATGAACTAACTCCCCTAGGTATGTATGTGTTAATACCTGAGTGCATATCGTGTCTTAGAATCTTTGCTGCGTGTTCTAAATAAGTGTTCTTTTTCTCAATTTCTATTGATTGTGTAATTCTATCAGTTATATCTGTTGCAATTTTCATTACTCTTTGTACTTTACCATCTATATCAAATACAGGATTATATGAAGCTTGAATCCAAACTTTGTTTTTATCTTTAGTAAACCTTAAAAACTCATCAGTAACATATTCTCCACTTTTTAACAATTTCCAAAACTCTTTATATTCAGGAGATTTTGAATATTCCTTTGAAACAAAAATCTTATGATGTTTACCTTTTAATTCTTTTTCTTCATAACCCATTTTTTCACAGAATAAACTATTAGCAAACATAATTTTACCATCCAAATCAAACTCAATAACCATATTCGATGTATTAATAGCATTCATCCTATTTTTTATATCAATTTCTTTTTTCTTGACTTCTGTTACATCATATCTGATTGACATATACCCCAAAAACTTACCATTTTCATCAAAATCACCTTTTATATATGAATCAACCCAATATAAGTTACCATTTTTATCCCTATTTGTAACAATCTCATTCCAAATCTTTTTCTCAACGACAACATCTTTGTACATATTAGCCCAAAACTCCTTGGGATGTTTACCCGAATTAACAATACTATGGTCTTTTCCTCTTACTTCATCTAAAGACCATCCAGATACTTCCTCAAACTTTTTATTTACATATGTTATTCTACCTTTATTGTCCGCTTTAGAAACCAAAACAGATGTATCAACAAACTTTTCGAACTCTTGTAAATTACCTCTCAAAATATTACTTTCTTTAACCGAATAAGCAAAAGAATATAGTGATGATAACATTTGAGCAAAGTTAACTTCTAATCCAATCCATTCCCTTAATGTTTTACTCTCAATACACACAACACCAATTACATCGCCTCTGTACATAATTGGAACATCCAACATAGATTTAATACCAAGGGGTTTCAAATACCCTTCAACAAAACAATATGTTGCGGTATGAGTTTCAGCATTGTTTGCAATAATAATCGGATTGATTTCTAAGTGTTCAAAATAGGCGATAAAATCTTTTTTATACATTTCCGCCCCACTATACCATTCATCTTCTTTTTTAATATAAAGTTGTTGACAGATAATTGAGGTTTTATCTGAATTATATAACCAAATTGAACATCTATCAGCATCAATTGATTCTGTTACTTCCTTTGTTAAAGTTTTTGCCCCATCCTTTACATTTCCTTGATAAAATAATGAATTGTGTGATTGTGATATAAGAACTTTGTTAAGTTTTTTGGAGTATTGTGTTAATTTTATATTATGTTTTAATTTATTAGTATATTCTTTTACCAAGATTGAAAAGAATGGTAAAAAAACAATAAAACAAGATAATTCAATTATTTTGATTAATTGTAGTGCGTCATTTATAAAAAATAATGAAATCATCTTCATTATAAAGAAAATTGACATAATTAAAACTGAAAAGTAAATAGAAATTTTAACCTTGATTGACATAATTGATAACTTTTTTTTATATAAATACTAACTGAACCTAGTTAATTGGTATTTATAAAAAAAACTATAAAACTATGTTAAAAATCGGTTCACAAGGAGAATTAGTTAAACAACTCCAAACAAAATTAGGCGTTACTGCCGATGGTGCATTCGGTCCTGGTACTGACAAAGCACTTAAAGAATGGCAAACTAAAAATGGTTTAGTTGCTGATGGTATTGCAGGTCCTGCAACACTTGAGAAAATGGGGGTATCTCTTCCAAAAGTCGAAAAAGAGACATTAAAATTGGACAAACTTAAAGGACAAATTCCTGATTCAGTAATCAATGAAATTAATGCCAATGGTGAAAAGTTCGGTATTATCACGAATTTGAGATTGACACACTTTTTAGCACAATGTTCAACAGAATCAGGTAACTTCAAAGCTGTTAATGAGAATCTTAATTACTCAAAGGATGGTTTGATGAAAATTTTTCCAAAGTATTTTCCTGGTAACTTAGCTGAATCTTACGCTTATAAACCTGAGAAAATTGCATCTCGTGTTTATGGAAGTAGATTGGGTAATGGTGATGAAACAACTAAAGAAGGTTGGAAATATCGTGGAGCAGGTTTTATACAGTTGACAGGAAAAGACAACTTCAAAAAATTTGGTGAGTTTTTAGGTGAAGATTTAGTAACAAATCCAGACTTAGTTGCAACGAAATACCCTTTAACTTCCGCAGCATTCTTTTTCAATAGTAACAATCTTTGGTCTGTTTGCGACCGTGGTACTGGTGAAGATGTTGTAACAGAAGTAAGTAGAAGAGTAAATGGTGGATTCAATGGTTTAGACCACAGAAAACACGAGTTCAAAAGATTCGAAAAATTACTTTTAGCTTAAAAAAATTAAACCCCACTTTTTAGGTGGGGTTTTTTATTATAAGAACTCAATTTCGTTTGTCTCAGGATTCCATTCGATTGTAAGTGGTTTGTGATGGTAATTATAACTTTCATTTAATACTGCGGCATTAATGTAGTGAGTGTCACCATCAAATGTGTAACCATATCCTGTGTGAATGTGTCCACACACATGAATCTTTGGTTTAATTTCTTTGATTCTATCAGTCAATAATTCACAACCAAGATTTTCAGGTCTACCAATTACTTTATCAACATAACCATAAGCAGGTCCGTGAGTAATTAATATGTCTGTATTATTTGGAATGTTACCCCACTTTTCTTTTAACTCATAACCATTCCTTGGAAGATTGAATGCCCAATTATAAAACTCAGGTTGCCAAGGACTACCATAAACACTTACAAGTTTTTCACCCACCAATACTTCATTATCTTCTATATATGTTATGTCACTATAGAAGTCCAAGATTTCTTTTACTTTCTCAGTATTGATTTGGAATCCCCAATCGTGGTTACCCGCAATGAATACTTTGTGAGTGTAATTGTCCAAACTATTGTACCATTTACAGAACTCACGAATTTCGTGTTCATAACCCATAGAAGATATATCACCAGCATGGATTAACAAATCACCACCAGGTAAATCATCAGTAACAAACTTGTGTTTGTTGTGTGTGTCAGATATAAATGTTATTTTCATAATTGTTGTATTGTCTTTATTTTAATACAAATATAAAGATATTTATGAATAAAAAATACAAAAATGAAAACAATTATTAGATTAACAGAAAATGATTTATACAAAATTGTTAAGAGAGTAATCTCAGAACAAGTAAGTGATGAAAACAAAGCAGGAAATTACCTTAAAAATAGTGTCCCATATTCTTTCAAAGGTCTATTTCCAATAAGACCAGATGTACAAAGTGCAACAATAACCTTCGATAGAACCCTTGGTAACATACCATCACCTCAAATTACCAAACAACCTATCAATGTTGCAGGTATTGAAAATGGTGTTCATTTTTTTATTAAAGATGAATCAGAAAGTCTGAAGTCTTATTTGAACTCCGTTTTGACTATGAACCTAAATAGTCTTGCAGGAAAACTAACAATAAATGGACAACCTTTAGACCAAGGGAGACCAGTTGACGAACCAAATGTAGGACCTACTTTTTACACAATTAGTAATGAGTTTAATAAATTGATTGGTGACCTTTCTTCAGGATTAGGTTTGTCAGGAAATCTGAACCCAAACAACGTTATGACATTTGTTAATTCAGTACCATCTATGACTAGAGATGAATTAAATAATATTATGAGAGCTGTAGAAAGTTTCAGAAAAGCATTCGGAAACTTCAAGACTGAGTTTGAAAAAAAGGGTGTTCAAGGACTTGATTTAGGTAAATTTTCTAACGTTGAAAAATATGGTCAAGCTTACTTTGGTGATAAAATGCAAGTGTATCTAACATTACAAGTTGATGATACAGGTGATGACCAATTGGATTCTAAATATGAAACATTCCGTGATATGATTGGACAACAATATTTGGAATTTGTAAAAAATGGAATAAAACAGAATAACATTTTTATACCTTCTTTAGAATCATTGTTTAAGGCGAGTCCAAGAATTAAAAACGAAATTGATAAAGGCGGTATTGGGGGAATGAACAAACTAAATCCTAAAATAAGTAAACTTGTTGTTGTGGTTTATTCACCAAATCCTGGAGGTGTAGAACTTGCTTAAAATATAAAAACACTACTTACGTAGTGTTTTTTTTTACCATTCCTTGTCTTGGAAGTCTGTGTAGTAAACCTTATTAGTGTAGTTAAATGAAAACTTTTCATTCTTGATTAGAGTTTTACAATAGTCTTTGTTTGGAAGTGATTTAGATAAGTAACTCATAAATGTTCTATCAATCCAAGCGGCTAATACATCATCCTTGTCATTACTATTGATATTCATCTTTTCTTCTGAGGATAGTGAATTGAACCAAGTCATAGCTAATGTGTAACTTTTATCAGTTATTCTATCAAAGTGAACTTCAACAGACTCAACTAATCTACCATTGTAAATCAACTCCACTCTAAAATCATACTTTGTTTTGTACTCAACAATACTATCAACGTAGAAAATAGAAAAAGGAATGTAATTCAAAGAATAATTTACCTTTTGATTCAAGTCAATTTTTAATCTTGTGGTATTGAAAGAAATGAAACTAGGTTTTGAATGATTGTCAATTGAAAAAACAGAATTAACCTCAGTTACATATTTTTGGGCATCAACAAACATAATATCATCACCATCGAAGTAATGTTTGTTTTTATTAACATCATTACCTTCAGCAATGTACAATTTGTTAGTTCTTATGATACCATTAGTAACATCAGAAATTGTGTCAATTGATTTAGATGGTAATGTTAAATCACCTACCATCATTGTAACTTGACAAAAAATAGATGTGGAAACCAAAAATGAAAGGAATAAAATACTTGTTCTCATAATCTCATCGTTTTTTTTTACAAGATAAACATATTTATTATAAAATAATAGAAAATAAAAAAAATTAAAAAATAAATTATGAGAAGAACTGTAAGATTAACTGAAAGTGATTTAGTTAAATTAGTAAAAAGAGTAATCAGTGAACAAGCAACAAGTTGTATGGAACCATTACAATCTCATTTAGAGGGTATGATGAACTTAGGTCCTAATTTCAAAGAAGGCCAAAAGAAACCATATAGAGATTTGCTTATTCAAAATTGTAGTGCTCTTGAAAGTTACATAAAAAGTAACCCTAATGTACAATTTGGTACAGAAACATTAAAAGCAAATAAGACAGCATTTGCATGTGTAACTTCTGTTAATTTTGGCAACAAAGAAGAGGATAAAGATATGGCTGTTGCTTTAGCTAAAGTTGGGGCTTTTGTAAATTGTGTAAAAGGTTCTGGTGGTAAATAAAAAAAAAGGATAATTATTATAAAAAAAACGAACTTAAACTAAGTTCGTTTTTTTTTATTTAATCGAAGTGTGTTACTAAATAATCATTCTTTTGACTATAATATATAGACACAAAAAACATCTTTTTTTCTGATGAGTTCTTTGATTTATATTCTATTACGATTCTTTCACCTTTATCCGATAAAAAATGTCTTGAGCTATGATAAGGAGTTCCCTCTTCATACAAAAAGGTTAAAAATAAAAATTTTTTTTCGATATCAGAATTACTATTAAGCACCAATAGATTTTCATATTCATAAAAAGTAATTAAATTATTTTGTTCCTCAATTATTCTATCATCATCGAGTGTACGTATTTGTTTTATGTTAGAATCCAAAGTGTCTATTCTACTATCAATTAAATCAGTTTTATTAAAATAAAAACCAATTTCTTTGAGTCCTTCTAATTCTAATGAATCCCATGTTGGTTCAGAATTAGGTATTCTTGATTGAGAATTAATATTTTGGGATGTAAAAACGAACAAGAAAAATAAAATTAAATTTTTCATACTTACTAATATTATATGTTTATAAATAAATTATATATACTCAAAAAAAAAGTTTTAGAAAATTTAATCCCACCAACCTCTCATACCAGAACCATCAAATTGGTCATCCCAATCTTTTTCCTTGTCGAACTTATCGTAGTCTTGTCCCTTCAATATTTCCCACAATTCATTCCATTCTTCATTTTCAAGCTCAGTAACCCTATTGAAATATTTGTTGTTGAATTCTTTTTCTTCATCAGAATCATAGTCAACTAGTTCAAAATAATCAGGTTTATCCACACAAGGAACAAATTCGATTTTACTGGTATTGTAACCTCTACCCAATTCTTTTTCAACGATGTCAAAGTATCTGTCCTCACGGATATTCTTTAGGATTTCAACAACTCTGTTCATTTTATCAACTTTCTTGAATCGTGGTTTTTCTACCTCATTTCCTTTCACCTTGAGGTTTTTAGCCATATGTTCAGTAGATATCTCAATGAACCTCAAAGTCCCATTATAATCCCACCAGTGATGATTCCATAGGGCTTTTCTAAATCTCCAAATGTTTTTTAAAAAGTTAGGTAAATCTTTGAATAGGAATATTCGCAATTCATCATACCAAGTATATCCGTAAGCCATAAATTTTTGTTTTGATTAAAATAAGAAAAATTGTGAAATGTTTGAAAGAAAGTTCCCTTTCTTTTTTCGTGTTTTAGAAAGTTTACCTTTTTTTTCTTTTTCGAAATTGGAACTAAGTTGCCCCATCTGTTTGTCAGTTAATTCTTTGTTCCATTTTTTGACATACAACTCGAACAATCTTTCAGTTGTTCTCACTTGTTCTTCGTTCTGACAAGAATCAAGAACTTTCATAACCCAAGTGTATTGATTTAGTAACTCGTGCTTTGTCATTTCGATTTATTTTATTGGGTGAACAAATATTTCTCAGACAAAGATAAGTTTTATAATCTAATCCTCAAAATATTTTACATATTTTTTTATTGTTTGTCTTCTTTTTTTGTCGTCCACATCCGCAAATACATCAACAAGTAAATTATCAATTTTATCAATCAACTTTTTAAAGTTACCTCTTACAGGAACTGACTTGTCATCAACTAAAATCCTATATTTACCAAAGTATTCCTGAAATTCTGTTGGAACTTCATTGACTGGAAAATTTCTCCTCAAATAAACTAAAACTTTATCGTCAGCTTCTGTGTATTTGGCAAGTATATCCTCTTTTTCTTCTTCTGTAAGTACTATTCTTTTCATATTTATATAAATATTGATGATTATAACAAATTTACTTATTTTAATCAAATGAAGAAAGGATTATGGATTTTATTGAATAAAGTTTTCAAAAAGGATTTAGAGCTTCTTTATGGTATAGGTAGTGATGTAGAAATAACTAACATTATATTCAGTACAAATAATAAAATTCACGTGATTAGTTGTAAGTTAAAAATCGGAGATGTTAAGTTGTATGAAGACATAGGTGAAACAGGTTTAAATTATCTATTTGAAGAATCTTGGAAGTATTTGGGATTTTATGATAAAAATTTTATGCTACAAATATCTTTTGATTTGACATTTTAAATTAATGTGATTATTATTCATTCAATAAAACATTACAATTTAAAATGAAAAAAATTCAAGTAGGTGACACCGTTATAGTCAATTATACAGGAAGATTGGAAGATGGGACAATCTTTGATTCTTCACTTAATGAGGGACGTGAACCATTAACATCAACATTAGGTCAAGGTCAACTCATTTCAGGTTTTGAGGATGGTTTAATTGATATGGTAGTTGGTGAGACAAAAACAATCGAAATTGAACCTGAGAATGCCTATGGCAATTATCAATCAGAAATGATTACAATAGTATCCAAGAGTCAAGTACCTGAAACAATACAAGTTGGTGAAACCCTCCAAGGAAACACACCTAATGGACCGATTATTGTAAAAGTAATTGAAGTGACTGATGATTCAGTAACTTTGGATGCTAACCATCCTCTTGCAGGAAAAAAATTAATCTTTGATTTGGAAGTTATGGGTATTTCTTAGGAAATACCTTTTTTTTATTCATACATATACTTTTCATCATTTGGGAACTCTTTCTCAAACAACTTTATTAATCTTGCTGAATATGCGTTAGCCTCATCCTCATTAATTCCACCAATGTCAGGTCCTCTTTCTCTTCCCAAAATTGTCATTTGATATTCATGAATCCATTCATGAGCTAATGTTCTCAATATATCTCGATTCATCCTACCTGATGTTAATACTTTCAAGGTATGATTGGTGTTCCTAGACCCAGTAGTCATTACACCTTCCCTTTCACCAAGTAATTCAATAGTCAAGTCGTATTTTAAAGGGTAATTCTTTTGAATGAATTTAATAAACTCCAAATACAACTTATGTGTGGTCTTTTTTTTATCGTCTTTAAATACAATTTTGACTTTCATATCTATAAATATCATTTATTATAATTAAAATAAACAATGAATTATTGATATTTATTTAAAAAAGTGTTGTGAAAAAAATTGTCATTTCTGAAGAAGAAAAAAAACATATAAAAGGTCTATACAAAATTAATGAACAAGGAAAATCTCCTTTAGACATTATTTTTAGTACAGCATTAGATAAATTAGAAAAATTTAGAAGAGGTGAAATTGACCCTGAAGATATGACAACATCTGATTCAACATCCGATAGTAGTGAATATGATTCTTCATTAGTATCAAGTTTCGAACCTGGAGAATTTTTTGTACATCCAAATGCTGAATCTTTTAAAATTACTTACGGACCATCAGCAATAAAATTAAATTCACCCTCTGAATTGTTACTTAAAAGTATTTTTGCTCAAGCAAATACATCAAATTTGAAAGTTACAAGTACTTTAAGAACGTATGAAGACCAAGCGAGAGTTAATAAACAAAATAGTAGGTCAAATATAGCATCTTGGTATGGACAAGATGTGGTAAATGTTTGGGATAAATATATGTCAGGTGAATTAACACAAAAACAATATGCTGATTTTTTAGAAGATAGAGATAAAAAAAGAGGTAAAGTTTTAAGTAACCATATACCTGGATTTGCTATCGATGTTGCACCATATAGTGAACAATTTGCAAGTGCCGCAGAAAAATTAATGAAAACCCCAAACTCTGGGATAAGAAAGGTTCTAAGAGAAAAGAATAATAACGCTGTTCACATAGAATTCAATTTTCCTGTGACAGATAAAGGTGGTATTGGCACGATTCCAAAAATGCCATCAAAAAAAGAAGAAAAAAGATTTGATAAACAAATGTCTAAGGGGGGTATCATTGTTGATAAAAATAATAATACATCAAATTATGCAATTGTTTTCGGTGGTTCACCAAGTAGTTCATATGGTGCTCAGTTTATGTTTGATAAAGGTTCAAAAATACTTTCAGACAAAAATGTAGTTTATAGTAATTTTGAAAATTCATTGGACAATGTTTTGAATCAGATTAAATTACAAGACCCTAAGGCTAAAATAACTTCAGTAAGTGGATTTTCAGCTGGTGGTAAAAATGCTTGGGAGGCAGCAACTAAAGGTTATAAGGTGGGTTTAATTGACCCAGTTGTACCTGATTTTGCAACTCAATTTGTTGGTTCTAATTTTAATGGTGAATTACCCTCAAACATCAAAATGATATCAAGACAAGAAAATTGGTCGGGGCAATTTAGAAAACATGGTGAAAGATTAAAAAACTTAGAGTCGACTCAACCTGAGGTACGAAGAAATGTTAAACATGCCGATATGCCAAGTCAATTTTTTAGTGACTTTAAAAACTTTGTGTAAAAATATTAAATTATGTCAAGAAGAATGATAATCTCAGAAAATGAGAAAAATAGAATCAAAAGTTTGTATAAAATAATTGAACAAGAAATAAATCCTTTAGATATTATTTTTAAAACCGCAATGAAAAAACTAGATGATTATAGAAGTGGTAAAATTTCACCTGATGCCGATAATAAAGATACCGAATCAGATACTGAAATCGATGATAAAACTACTCCGTATAAATCAAGTGGTAAAGGCGATTTTTATGACATAACAAAAAAGGTTATTGAAAATTTTGAAGGCGGTTATTGGAATCCTGAATGTGCTGGTTATCCAGGTTCAAAACATCCTCGTAAAACAGGAATGTATAGTAGGTCAGGTGAAACAATGTTCGGATTGGATAGAGAAGCAGGTAAGATTGAAGATATATCCTCAGATGGAAAAAAATTCTTTCAGTTGATTGATGACCAAAAAGAAAAGATGGGTATGGATAATTTTTGTAAAAAATGGACTTGGAATTATAGGGGTGGTGAAATTAAAAATCAATTACTTGATTTAGCAGTAAAAACTATGAAAAGTTTGTTTGATAAAAATTCAAAAAATTATTTATCTGAAAAAGCAAGAAATATTGTAAATAATAGTAATCCATTATTATTACACTTCTCATACGCCACGTGGAATGGTCCTGGTTTCTTCAAAGATTTTGCAAAAAGTATTAATAAAGGTGTTGATGAAGGCAAATCAGAGAAGGAATTAGTCAAAATCGCTAAAAACGATAGAGACAGAAGATTAGGTGGTGGTGCATGGGCTAAAGCAAACGAAAAGGTAAAAGCTCTCATTGATAAAGAAGCCTCAGGTATAGTATAAAATTATTCTTTTCGACAATAAGGTACTTTACCTGAAGGGTCTTGTAGTACAACTCCGAATTCTGTTTTAATTTCAGTAGGATTAGGTGGATTTTTAACACTCGAACATAACGATAAGTTCTCATATGTTTTTTTATCCAACTTTTTAGTGGTTGTTGTTGTTACAACACCTTGTTCCATTAATCTATTTTTTTCAATTAAAACATTTCTTTCTTGTATGAGTTTTGTTTTTCTGTATGACATATTGTTTTTAAATATAAATATATATCTAACTCAATAATCTTTTAACCTGTTCCATAATTTGTACTTGTCTTCGTTCCAAATCATTAATTCTTTGTTTTTGTTGATTAGACAACTCCAAACTTTCACCTTTTATTCTATTTATTTCATTAAATAATTTGGTATGTTCATTTAGTAAACTACCATAAATTTGAGCTTTTTGTTCTTCAGTCATTTTTGTATTTTATGTTTTTTATCAAAAAATATGAGTTTTATATAAAACTTAGTGTTATTATACTATCAATAATACAACCATTTATTCTTTTGTCAATATGTGGTGAATTATGGTCTTTATCAAGTTATTGGAGAACACCACTTCAACCAATGTTCATAATAATAAACGCAGCCACAAGTTACTTCTTCTTTAGTACAGACAAATGGTTGGTACCTTCGATTCTGTTATTACTTCTGACTGCGTTTTCTTTAGACCTATACCCAACAACACATAATATTATTGCAGGTCTTTTCTTTCTCTCTTGTTCCTATCCTCTTATGACATTAAAAAGATTCCAATTTTTTGGTATTCTTTATTATATGTCAATATTTGTATTGTTGTATTCAGGTATGTTGTGGTTCGAGATTTATTGTGTTTTAATACTGGGGTCATACCATCTTACAATACTTTTATATAAACATCATTTAGATAAATTAAGAGAAGAATCACATAACAAATCATAACTTTGATTAATTTGATGTTTAATAATCAATTCATCATAACGCCATAACTCGTATTTTTCTATAACCATACCAATGTGTTTCCAATATTCACCAAATCCATAACCTTTACAATGATTTGTCCAATATTTCCAATTTTTACCAACAGCGTGTTTGTAATATTTCTTAAGAAATAAAGCATGGTCTTCAAATGATTCAGAGAAACTTTCATACTTTCTCCATTTTGTTCCACCCAAAGATACATAATAATCACCATCGTACAATTCTTTATAATACTTCATACCGAATAGATTATTTGCATTCTTTGCAATTGGTGAATACCCACCCCCACTTTCAGCTATCGCTTGTGCTAATTGAACACTTGTAGGTATACCATGTTCTAAGTGATAGTACATTGCAATTTCGTGGTAATTATCACAAAATTTACTATACGGGTGTTTTCGATTTATTTTCACCTTGTTTGATAATTGTATTGCTACAACATCATTGTGAACTTTCTTTTCAACCTCCGAAGAAACTGAAATTTTTTGTGGACTATTAGAATCCAAGGAAACCAACAAGAACCACAAAATGATTGCAATTATCTTTTTCATTTTGTTTTTTGTTTTTGTAAAACCACAATTCGTTTTACCCCATTACATTATAAATATAATAGTTAAGTAAGTAAAGCCACAAAGTGTTAAACTGGATAAACTGCGTTGATTTGGAGTTGGTAAGTTTTTTCAAACCAAGCTTTCAACATTTTTTCGAAAAGTTCTTTACCAAAAGCACCTGAAACATTCTTAAGTTCCCAAGCATGATATTCTAAATTGTAATCGTCTGAATTGTCTACTGGTAATACTTTAAACACATATTCATCGTCTTCCCAATCTATTTCAGGGTCAACATAATAAACATATGCTTGGTATATATCATAAGTCTTAAAATCTTCATACTCCCTCTGAACTTCAATTAGATTTTCATACTTCTCCATCATAGAATCAAACAAGTTTTTTAATCTTTCTTCCTTGTTTTCATTAACAAACTTTAACTTATTTGTAATTCTAAATTCATTTTTATTAAGTTGATGATGAAGTTCCCAGTTATGAATTGAGTTATTGTATTCTTCCAATAATATTTTTTTAATTATCTTTTTCATCTATTAGGATATAAATAAATTGTATTCTTGTTCTCTTCTATTTGCTAATCCCTCTGTTGTACCAATATAAAAAGTTTTCACAAGTTCAGCAGCTTTTTTTGTATTACCTTTTTTTAGTTCTTGTATAAATCTAGATTTTCTCATACTTGTACATCCAGCATTGAATGTCATTGAAACCATAGCATCAAATTGTCCTTGAGTTAATTTATAAGTTTTTAAATCATTTTTTTTCCATTCATCCATTATTCGTCTGATACAACCAATAGCATCGCCAGAATCTTGAACCAAAAAATCTTCAGCTTGTTTTTTGGTTATTTTCATACCAACCCTAACACCATCGGTATGACCATATCCAATCGTTGGTATTCCCCTTGAGTCAAGATATCCTACCAACTTAGGTTGTTTTACCCCACCAATTCTATTTGCTGCGTCACCCTCCCATTCTCTAACTATTTTTTTGTAATCATTTGTTATATTCATAACAGAACCATCCATCAATTGTTTCCCACTAATTTTCTGTGGTTCAGGATTGGCAATACCTTTTGGTTTTACCTTTTTTGTTGTTTCTATTTTTTTCTGAGAAGGTCTTTGAATCCCCACCATTTTATATGGGTCAGTTATATTTCCAATCGTTTTATTTACTTGTTGTAAAATATTATCGTATTGTTGTTCAGTAATTATAATTTTCATAAATGAATTTTACAATAAATATCACAAATAAAAATCCCCACCTTATTGATGGGGATGTGTCTGATAAATAGTTTAAAATTTATAATTATAAAAGTATTGATTTTCCGTTGAATCTTCTTGCTTCAAAAAGTATATCTAATGTTGTCTCACCTTCGAAACTGAAATACCTTTCAAACATTTCACTCATTAAACCACCCAAGAATCCAGTAACATTACCTGCAGCCTTAGAAATACCACTACCAATATCACTTGCGGTTTTCGAAATTTGTGAACCAACATTTTGGGCTGTTTTTTTTGCTGTCTGATAAGCACCTGAAGCTAAAGATTTAGCTTGTTCCCAAGTTTTACCAACCTGTGCTTGAACTGTTGACCATTGTTGTTTAAGATAATCTCCGACCAAATTAGCAATTGTACCTATTTTAGATGCTCCACTTAATACTGCAGCATAAATCTTGTAACCAAATTGTTTTGCTTGACCAATAATCCATTTACCTAAGGTTACTGATGAATCTTTAAGGTTAGAAAGTTGTTGTCCTACATATTGAGCACCCTTATCAATTAATATACCACCAGCTTTTAAAGTATCTACTGATTTCTTACCTAATTCAGTTGCCCCCCCAATAACTAATTTACCTGTTGATGATAATAATTTTAATAAAGCATCGGATGTGGCTTTAGCTATTCTATAAACACCTTTACCAATCAACCAAATAACTGCAGCACCATATATTACAATTGTAAAGGTAATGTTACCCAAAGTCACAATAGTTTGTTTACCAGCTTTCATTACTTGTTGTGCTCCACTAGATATAGCTTGACCGGCTACCTGAGCACCTTGTTTTACCGCAGTTACCGCCTGACCTACAGCTTGTTTTGTTGCTTGAGCGGCCTTTTGACCTTGTTGTTGTCCTGCTTGATAAGATGTTGTTTGTTCGTCTATTATTTTTTTTATTAATCTTGTCAAATCAGATTCAGTTAGAGTTATAATCCTTTTCATTTTTATACTTTTTATAATTTTATTATTGTCTATAAATATATCATAAAAATAAAAAAATTACCCATTATAAATTCAATATACCATCCTTGACTATTGTTTCATTTGGTAACCAAATCTTTATCTCAAAATTTTCAACCAGTTCCAATTCACCAATTTTTATTTTATCCTTTAGGTTTGGTAAAGTTATAATCAATGTTTGATTATTAATCTGACTTTCAAAATTATATCGACCATTTTTTGCCAAAACATCCAAAATTTCATACCTAAGATTTGTTTTAACCATCAATTCCACCCTAACATATGTCTTGTCCCAAGTTAAAACAGATTTTTTACACTCCAAAGGGAATACAACCTCATTCACATTTACATTAAAAGACCTAATTAATGTTTTCTCGGATTGTCCAAAAGAGATATAACTACCAAGTAAAAAAACTAACAACAGAATTAAATTTTTCATAATAAGATTTTTTTTAATCGTTTATAGTTCAAATATAACTATAAATATCAAAAAAACAAATAAAATTCTGTGGATTACTTCAAAAATTGTAATTAAAAACCCACTCTTACTCAGGTGGGGTTTAATTTACCTATAATAAAATTTATTTTGTATGAATTGTTCAATTATATCCCAATTATCTGAGTAATAATCTTCGTTGGAAATATACGATGGCTCAAACTCATAATCATAATCTCTACCATCGTGAAATTCTTGCATACTTCCTGTCAATTCAAACATTTCACCATTATCTAATTCCTTTGTGAATGTGACATCATCACCATCAAATTCAACATTACCATAAAACTTTTGTTCAAAATGAACTTGGATTGGGAAACTCTTACTGAAAATATTTTTTAATTCATTATGTAATTGAACTTTGATAGCATTTTCTCTTTTGAAACTTTCCTCACCAGGAAGAATAATCTCAAGCATCTTGCCTGTGAAGTAAACATCAACAATTTCATTCTTAAATGATTTCTTGACATATCTTATTACAGCATCTTCAAATTGACTTTCAGTTATTATAATTTTCATTCCCCACAATTTTTAATAAATGTATTTGTAATTAATTCACCATAATTTTTGATAAGATAATGTTCCATTTGATAAAATATATTTTCAAACTCCATATCTTCTTCATCAATATTATAATGAGAAGTAAAATTAAAATTATTATAACAAAACTCATTAATTGCCTCAGTTACGACAATAAGAAATTGACTTGGGGTTTCATAAAGGTCACACATACCAATTTTCTTATCGAAGTCATAAACTTTATGAAATTTATTTTCCATATAGAAATCAATTAAATCAGTAATTCTTTTATCCTCCAACTCGAAACCAAATCTATCAATAAATTGATTTGTATCCATACCCATCATTCTGGCCGTATTATAGATACCATCTTCCATAACCTTTTTGGATATGGTTTGTTTTAATTTCTCCAACTTACTTTCCGAAATAATAATTCTCATATACAATATATATTAACAATTTCCAACATAAGAACCGATGTGAAAATTAATACCTGAAAATATTGTTTTCAATTCCTCTTTTATTTCTTTTTTTAATCTAACAACATCAATCCAAAAATCATCAGTATTATTTTCATCCCTCCAATCTTGAGATATTATAGCCATTATCCAAAACACATCATCCTCATCATAACCATCAACCTCAAAACGACATATCTTACCTGAATATCTATTTAATAATTTATCCAAATACTTTTGTAATACTCTATCAAATTGATTCTCGTTAATTCTAATCTTCATATATTATATCGTTGAAAAATAATTTTATATTTGGGAAATGTGTACCAATTAAATATTGAATTGTTGCTCTAATATTATCAAAATCCTCTCTATTACCACTAACATAAAAATTAAGATAAACATTTAATCCTGTATATGGCACAATTCTATCAATCTCAATTCTCTTAACAGATTCCAACTCCTCCAATTCATCCATCTCACCCAATCCCCAATCCTGAGATTCTTCTCTCAAATTATCCAATTCACCATCAATCAAATTTTGAATGTGTTTTTTGAATTTCTCCAATTGTTTATCCGTGATTTCTACTTTCATAATATATAAATATCTTAAATAAAAAACCCAACTTTTATTGTTGGGTTGTTAAACATTTTTTCAAAACCTCTTTATTCTCATTCATTCTTTTCAAGGTTTTCTTAAATGATTTTTTACTTTGTCTTTTGTTTCTTGGAACTCTTTTATTCTTTGCCATAATTTTTTAATATAAATATACTTCTATAAAAAAAAGGTTAGGGACTCAATACGAGTGAAACAAGGAAATCATCAGATAATATTTAATTATTTTGGTGTTTAAAAGAAAAAGGTCTTTTTATTATTTGACAACACTTTTTACACAACCATTTTTTTTCTTTATCTATTTGTTTGATAGTCCCTTTAGCATCATTCATCAAACATTCATTATCAAAATCACAATGTTCTAAACCTAAATTATGACCTATTTCATGTAAACATACTTTTTCAACCCTTTCTTTTATAATTTCTTTAGATACATTTTTTTTCATTCTGAATGTTGATACAACACAAGTGTTTCCAGGTCTATATCCCAAACCAAGAATACCCCATTCATCAATCATACCCTTTTTCATTGTAATATCAATTTCAGTAATAATTAATAGATTTTGATTTGAGTCAAATTTTTTTAATATTGTACTTGCACAATATCTTTTTTTACTTTTGGAAAGTAAATCATCAGTTAATTCAACACGTGGTTTTATTTCACACTTATAATTGTAAAAGGACTCAACTGAATTTTTGATGATGTTTAAATATTCTGGTGAAACATCACCTAAAGGTAGGATATTAATTTTTGGTTTAATATCTGTTTTTTTAATATTTTTAGATATCTTTTCATTTGTTGGTTTACACGATAATAGAAATATTGATGTCACCAAAATTGTTGTAAGTATTATAATTGTATTTTTCATAATACAAAGATAATAAACAAAGACCTAACTACAAAAGATTTTCTTATTGTAATTACACAAAATTACTAGTACCTTGAGCCCCAAGTGATTGAGGAGATGGGCATACCTCACTATTTAACATTTTATCGAAATAATTTTTAGAATTATCAACCAAATAGTTCTCATTGGATTCTGATAATACAAAAACTTTAGCTTTATCCCAATATTTTTGTAAAATATTCAAAAATTCTGTTGTTAAATTTATGCAACCATATGATAAATCTAAATTTAAACCACCAGTGGATACCGCATTTATAAATTCCTTTTTTGCCTCAGGGTTTTTAACATCTCCCAAAAACTTTTTTGCCTTTTGTAATACTAATGTTCGTGGTTGTTCTAGGTAATAACCATGAATTGCTTGTGTGTATTGTTTGTTATTTTGAACCAAATGTTTTATATTATTTATCTTTCCCGCATACGATGCGTCACTCGTAATCGTACCCATATCATAAACACCAGGAGAGGTAAACCTCTTGTTATTTCTATCTATCCAATCATACACATAATCATGATTGTATTTTCTATTCTGACTTGTTTGGTCAACATATCCCTTACCATTAATCCATTTAAAACCCGCTTTGATAGCTGACTCATCCCAAGATAACATAGCATTTGCTATATCCGTAGGGTTAGTGGGTTGTTTGTTTTTTCCTGAAATAATTACATCTTTCGCAATAAAATTACCATTCGGGTCAAACAGATATATCAATTGATTTAAAGTGTCAACTACAATCAAATTATAAGTTCTCATCAATGGTCTAATACAATTCAAAGCAATTTCACAAGAAATTCTATCATTCTTTATTGTTTTATAATACATTTCAGCTCTTTTATTTATTAAATTATTAATATAATTCCAAATAGTTGTATCAACTGTAATCGATGGTAAATTAAGTTGTTTTTTGTAAAAATCGTAAATATTTTCAATATCAACAATTTGTTTAGAGTCCTTATTAATATAAGGACAAAATTGTTTTTGTCTCTCTGATGATTTTTTAATTTCAGGTTTTGATTCTTGTTCACTCAAAATACCATACAATAATTTGATTAAAACCTTTTCCTCCTCCGTAATTCTAACTTTCATAAATTTTTATTTATAAATATATCAGTCAAATAATAATCCCCACCTATGTAAGAGTGGGGATTATTAAATTTTAAACCAACCTTCTAATTATTTCTCGTATCTTGGCTTCAGATATATTTGTACCTCCACCATCCAACTTATCAGTAAAACCTTTCAACTTATCAAATGCTGGATGAGAAGATATTGGTTCTTTTTTTGCATCC